TCTTCAAACATTTGCTACCAAAATAGAACTCTGTATTGTCAATTGTTGCAGTTCCATTACCAACAACACCAACACTGTCTCCATTCGCCCACTGTTCAAAGTCTGCATATTTATTCAAGCAGAAATTCACACCATACATTCTAGTTCGTGCAATGTTTGCGACTGTATTGTTTGTTAAGTATCCACCCGCCACATCTGAACCAGCCTGTAGCCCAGTCAAAATAAGACTGCTCATTTTAGCTGCACCATCCTTTGATATGTATGCAGTTGCATTAGCGATATCAGAAGTATAATCAGCAACATTACAACCCCACCACGCATCACCAGAACTATTTACATGAAAACTATTTGCTGTAGTAGTGTCTGGAATATGAAGTTCACCACCGATAATAGTAGAACCAGTTATTGTACCCTTAACAGTAAGTGTAGAAGCTGTTGTAACACCCCAGTCAATTGAACTTGCTGCTCCACCAATCAACCATTTGTATATCCCGCCTGTATCCATTCCTTGAATCCAACCCTCTGTATCATCTTCAAAATCAAGTTTAGCAAATGCTAATATTGAACCTGCCTCACCAGAAGCGATAATATTTGGATTTGTTGTACTAACACCACCTGCCATAATACCACCATCACCAATACCATCTAACAAGTTTCCATCGGTACTAAAAAGATCGCCAGATGATTTAGACATCCATTTATTTAATGATATAGGTTCGTCAAAAATTGAAGACATATTTAATAATCTATCCCAACAATCTTTGGTAGTTCAACACCCTGCAATCTAGCCCTGTTTGTTGATATACCAACTATCCTGAATTTGAACTTAAAACCACTCAATGGTTGTTTTATATTAAAATTGCTTACATCTTTTACCATTGTACCAATTGTCTTCCAGTCACCATCGTCTATCTTAACCTGCAACAATGCTTGGGCATCCTTTGAGTAAGCTAATGCTCGTTCTGTTATCTCTTTCTTTAGTCCACGACTACCCCAGAACATATCGTGGCTTTGTAGATCAAACTTTATATCTATACTGTTATCGTTCAATGCACTTGATTCAATCTGATAAACATCGCCACTATCATCACCACCTACAATATCATTATCATTCAAGGAAAAGATCTTGAACTCATAAGCATATGAGAATACAGCCCATTCTTTTGTGTTGATTGAATATCGTAACACTACATTTGTATAAGCTACGGTATCAACTGTACAATCACCGATTGATACAAATAAATGGTCTTCATCACCATAAGCTGATACACTTGAATAATAACTAGATGACATCCCCTCAATCCATTTCTGTACTGGTCTTGAAATCTTTACTGGCTGACTACCATTTGTTAGCCATACACCTTTATTATTGAAAAATGCTAATGCATTACCACATAAAGCTACACTCTCTTGTGAAGAACAACCAACATTAACAAGTTCATCTGCTTCTGTAGCTCTGTTGTTCCAGGTGTACATTGATCTATCTTTCCAAACTAATAGCAATCCACCAATCTCACCAAAAGCTGTAATGTTTTGCCCATCTTCTGGATTGATAGTAATTGTTCTATTGTTCACGGTCCAAGATATTGCACCTGCACTGGGTACAGAAGATATATACAAAGTATCCTCATCGCCACTAACACCAGCAACTATAACTTGATCTTTGTATACTGTTCCATATCCACCAACTGGAAAGTTACCACTATCTAGTGAAGCTTGTGCTCCCCATGTAGTTCCATTTACAGAGCAAACAACAGCATCAGTTCCATTCAACCTTGCAACTATATCTAAAAATGTAATGAATCTTGTCGCTAAACCAGTAGTATCAGCCTGACTAGAATCGGTCCAAGTACTAGCTGTGTAATGGTAAATCTTGCCAGCAACAACCTTTTGGAGCTTTGTAATCGTTCCTGCGGTATTATTGAACTGGTATAGCCCTGTTACCTCATCAGAGCCTCCTGTGGCAGTTCCAAGGATCGTAACACCCTTCCTAGCTCGTGCTTCACCATAAATATCGTCATAAACAAGGTTTATACCAAGATCAACACTATTTGGTGGAGCTAGTTCAGCTTTTACACCAGTAATAACACCACTAGAACATTCATTAAAAACTTTTTGTGGTTCTGCCATATTAGTATGAAATTTTATTAACTCCTCTTTTTGATTTAAATCCTTGTCCACTTTTCTCTACTCTAATCATGTCCTGGACTATTCCGTTGAATAAAGCCCAACCACTATCGTTCATGTCTAACTCACCAGAAGCATTGTCTAATCCACGCAATTTCCAACACAACCAATGCTTTACTGCATCGTATCTAGGCGGTTCAATTACATCACTAGCTGAATTAACCAAGGTCCTGGAAGTCCAATAATCCATGTATACATTCTTGTAATCATTACTAGCATCTGGCAATGGGTATATAAACAGTTCTGTATCAAATATAGTAAAGTATGCTGGTTTACCTACAATCTCGTTCTGCCATACATTTGTATCTGCTGGTATTGTAACTGTGATTGATCCAGTTCCAGAAGCAGGTACACCTGTTAAAATCCCAGCTGTAGTTGATCTAGTTACGCCAGTATATTCAATGGTATATTTTGTTCCAGCAATAAACACATCGACTGTACCACTATCATCAACATCATAAGAATTGTCTATCTCCAAAGTTGTATCAGTAGCCACCGCTTGTGTTGTTACTTCTGTTCTAATCGTATTCTTCAATTCATTATCCCATCCGTCTTTATCCAAATAGTCTAGTGAAGTTGTACCAACCCTAACATCCAATACTGATTTGTTTGTGTTTCTATCTTCTGCATCTGTTGGCATTGTGTATTCATATGCACCACCAAGTGCTGTACCAATACTAGAATTAAAGCTTTGTAAGTATGACCAGTGTTTTAGTTTACCAGTGATATATCGTAAGCAATCATTTATTTCTTCCATGAACCATTCATCTGTAATAATTGTGTTCTTTTCTTTTCTTGTGCTTTTCAATGCTGACTTTATCAATGAACCAACTGTATCAAGTGGATATCCAGTAGAAGCAACTCCATCACTGTTATTACCAGTTACTGCATTTACTGAATCATAAGCAACCACCCAATAATAAGCATATTCAGTGCCATCGTTCACATAGGTTGTTTGACCTTCATCAACTTGCATATTAGTAGTATCAAGCAAGTTGGTTGTGGCGAATACGTTTGTATCAGTTCCATATACCTTCCATTGATCAAATAATACTTTCTTTATTGGTGAACCTGCTGGATGTGCAAAAACAACCTCTGTAGTTGTTATAGATGTCCCTGCTGTAACAGCACCATCTACACTTCTTAGTTCAGTTCCATCAACTCCAAGTTCGCCAACCAAGATTAGGTTAGTATCAACAAATCCAGTATTGTCTATTACTGTTGCTGTAACCCCAAGTGCTGCCATCGCTGATAGCAAGTAAGTCTCTGGATATTCTGATATATCCAAGTGTGCAATTGTTATTGTTCTCCCATCCACGTTTAATATACGTGGTTTTTTGTATGACATATTTTTTTATTTAATCTTGAACATCAACCTGTCTTTCCACTCTTGTAATTTACCTTTATTAAATCTTTGAACTGGTGCTAGATATCCAACACAGCGTGTGTATGTTTCGCACTTGGTTCTTTTGAGTTTTTGGTTCATAGATAGTTTTTTTATTAGTTTTAATATATTTATCCATTGTTTAATTGTCTCAACTTCTTTCCTTATTTTATTTACCAATTGCTCCACCATACGGATAATAGTTTCTTGTTATATTGTCTATTGGTATTATCTTTGCCTTGCTTACTGAATATCCAAACCAATTCTTAAAAGACTCTTCGTTCTTGAACCACCACTTCTGACCATTCTTCATTATATACACCATTGGATCGCCCAAGCATTTAATTAGATCTCCATCTTTTAATTCAAGTGCTAGATATGGATCTGGATCAACTGCTCCATGATATCCATTATCATAGTTCTTTATGTTTCCGCTTCTTGTTAGTTCATAAACACCAAAATGTAGATGTGCTCCTGTTGTATATTTTCCAGTATTATTACTGATCGCTATTTTATCTCCTGCTTTTATAATCGCTCCATTCGCAACTGTAAATTCTCTTAAATGACAGTAGAATGTCATTATATTATTACTATAATCCCAGACCCTCATACACCTGTTCCCTTTGTATCCATCACCATCTGCACCAACCCAACTTTCAACTTCACCATCGTTGGCTGCCATTACTGTACGACCATTTCCTCCCCAGTCTACTCCATTATGACCCTTTAGACCTAACTCCTCGTAAAACGCCTTAGTGCTTGATTTTGAGCCTCCAAAGCCCTGTGTCATATTCACCTTTAGTCTTTCTAATGGATGTTGTAGTTTCATATGTTTACAAGTTATTTGTAAAATAAGGGGGATAAATGTGTACCCCCCTTGTAACAGAGTGTTAGTCTGTTGTTAGATTAATCACCCCTCATTTCTTTTTGATCTATCAACAAACACCTTCCATTGCTTATTTGTCAATTCCTTGTGAGTAATTTTGCCACATTCGCAGCATACTCCTTTGATGATTTTCCTTTCTATGCTGGCACTGAAATCATAGATCTCAATGTCGCAATGACCACAATCTTTACAATACCCTTCTACTTGCATAACCTCCTCCTATCTATTCAAGTATTTAGTCAACATCTGTGAAAGTGCTGTTACTACTGGCAATAATACTATTGCGAATCTAATATCGTCTGTAGCGAGTAAACTTAGTAGTGAAACTGACAAACCCATTATTACATTAAGTATTGTCCATAACCCTCTTTTAAACTCTTTTGAATTGTAAAATTGTTTTAATAGCTCCATAGAATTATTTATATTTACTAATTAACTCTTTTATAACAATGAATCCAATTGGGAGAATAACCACTGTCAAAAATCCAAGTACCATAGTAATACCACGTTTCCAGCTTTTAATCTCAATTATACTATCAAATATACCAACTTTCCCATTTCCAAATATACATTTCTGTAATGCAAGAATACCATCATCATGTTTCTTTTCCAGCTTAGATATCTGCCTCTCAAGTCCTTTTATGAGAATACTTAGACCCTCGTTTGAATATTCCTCCATAATATTATGATTCTTTAATTATTTTCTTCTTCTTCTTATCACTATGGGTTTTACGATCATAGTAATATTTATCTTTCTTCGCTTGCTTACCTGGCTTCTTCCAGACAAACCAATCATCAATCTTATCGTTTGAATAACTAAATCCATCAGACCCAGCTCCAAAGATAAGTCCATTCTTCTTTACCCAATCTTTCATTTTTTTTGGTAACACCTTGCCTTTGGCAAATGTTATTGGTCCTTTAATTTTGTTCATAAATTTGAATTAATTTAAATTTCTTGTATCTCTAGCCATATTTGATAGGGAGGTTTTTACACCTCCCTCTTTAGTTAAATTATAAACAAGTTTGAACCATCTGATATAAGTGTAATCCTATCATAGTTTCCACTTATTACTGCGGTTGCCTGTCCGTCAATTGTTTCAGCTCCTTCTGTTGCAATCGTTATGTTCTGTGTTGCTGCATTTCCACCCTCATCTTTTACAATAAAGATTCTTCCAACCATTGCTATATCAGTAGTTTGAATTGTAATTGTATCTGCACCGACTGCATCACATCCGAAGTAATGGTCAGTAGCTGCAGAACTAGTAGCTGCTCCTACCGCTGTTCTGTTGATCGTTCTACCACTAGTAGTATCAAGTACACCATCACTATCAATTGTCATTACTGTTGCTGCTGCAGCTGAGCTTGTCCCTGTCGCAAACTCAATTTTACTAGGTATATAGGTTGCACCAGCTGCTCCATCTTGCTTAACCCTAATTAAACCAGATATAGCTTCAGCACTACCTGAATTAACACCCCACCAAGCCATATTTCCCAAAATATCACCGTTTTGTGTTTCTGATAAAGTTCCAACCGTATCTGAATTTGATTTCTTAAATATCAACGATGAACCATAATCAGACTGATCGTTGTATGCGTTCAATTGAATTTGTGGTCTAGTGTCTGTACCGCCACTTACAAGGTTAAGCAATGATTCTGGACTGTCTGTTCCTATTCCTACATTACCAACACTATCTATTAATAACCTATTACTTACTCCACCAGTTCTGAAGCTTAAATAGTTACTAGTATTGTTATATTTAATGCCGCCAACGTCTTGATCGTTCACGTCTCCAAAGTCCAATATAATCTCACCAGCCGTACCAGCTTGAAATGCGAACCTAGCATTTGTTGAGGTTGTTGCGTTGCTTTGAAACAATGCAATAGTTCCAGCTAGTGGTGAATAAGTTGTTCCAGTTGATTCTTTTACGTGTAAAGGTACTGTTGGTGTTACCGCTCCTATTCCAACGAACCCGTCCTTATTAACAACCATGTAATCTCCACTTTGATCTCCAATGCTGTTTACTTCAAAGATGTTTCCCGTTTGAGCAGAAATTCCCGTTAGTGCCAAAGCTGTACCAGTTGTTGTTAAACTACTAATAGCCATTCTAGCTCCCAAATCACCCGATCCAGCGACCTCTGTGTGTCCACCACTTGCATTGAATGAAACAACACCAGTGTTGACAGAAAAATAAACTGCACCAGAAACACTTTCTAGTCTAAACACGTTGTCACCCTTAACGTTCAGGGTTGATGATGTAGGTGCACTAGAACCGATTGATACGTTTCCACTAGGGAATGTATAAGCTCCTGAGCCAAGTCCGAATACTGCGTTTGTTACGTCATGTGTAACGCTTACCCATTCATCGTTTGCTGTATCTGGATCTGTTGCTGAATGAATAAATAGTTTTGGATTCGTCTGAACTGCATGGTCATGGTCTTTAGTATAATTTGCCTTTGCTGTGAATATCCATTGCATACCAGTTGAAACGTCTAAAGCCATTTTAAGCTCGTCTGTATTTTGCTGTGCTCGGAGTACGTTACCTGAAAAATCTAGTACATTTCCATTTGTTGAACTTGAAACATAAGTTGTTGAAGTTACGCCTCCATCAAGATAAGCTGTACCATCTACTTCTAATCTTCCCTTAACATACAGGTCATCAGTTTGTGGTGTGCCTAGGTTACCAGGTGTACCAGTACCAATCGATACATATGTGTTACCTGTTGCTGAACCTTGTAAATAACCTGCTATTGTTAATACATCTACCCCTGCATCGCCAAAGTTGATACTTCCATTTACTGTTAAGTCCCCATCTACAACAAGATCATCACCAGCAATCCTGGTTGAAATTGTTGTGCCTGACCTCTTAAAAGGAGGACTTTGTGTAAAATCTGCCATATGTTTATATTATTATTATTATCTCTCAAACATTATCTCAACACCCTCACCAGTTACAGTTGCATCAATCCATACTTCATTTAGATTCTTAATTTGTAATGAATATGCTTGATCTGAACTCAAAGTACTATTTGAGAAATAGTCTGAATTAGTATTTAATGCTCTTGCTGCTGTATTACCAATAGTAATATAACCAGTATTAGCAGGTTTTGCTTTAATATTGACCTTTACTCCATCAGGTACAATAATCCCATTGAAACTCTCTACGGTTACAGTATCTCCTGCGATTTCAGTTGTTAGTCTACCAGAAAAATCAAGTGTTAATGTTCCAGCTGCTACTGTTAATATCTTATAAGTACCATCATTACTTGTAGATCCAGAGATTATCACACTATCACCTGCCACGAATCCAGAATCAACAAAACCACTATTACTATCAGTAATGGTGTCATTTGTTGCTGCTGTTGGAGGTGTTCCTGAGTTGTTATTAAATGCAATACTTGTGTCTGTGAAATAAGGTGATAACTTTACTGGTGTTCCAGAAGCTACCACGTCTTTTTGGATTGGATTCAATCCACTTAAATTAGTCATTCTTCCCATATATTTTTAGCTTCTCAGTCCTCTCCCCCTGCGTAGCGTTGAGCAACAGAGGAGGAAAGTGAGAAGTCAATCGTTAAATTATTTAAGCTTTTGTGGGGTATACAGAAAAATAATACGGTGCTCCTCCAATACTTATCTCGACAGTTTTTGCTGTACCAGACAATGCAGAAGTCGCATGATTTTTCATGTTTCCAATTACACCACCATTAGCACCAGTACCTGTAAAGGTAATCAATGAACTATTGGCAGTAAAGATCAAATCACCATCAGTTGATGTAATATCACCATTTGTAACTGTGATATCACCTGCTGTGATAGTCAAAGCATCTGTTCCTGTCGCTGTACCAGCGATAACTGTAGCACCTGCTACACCTACACTAAAGTCACTTGCAGCACCATCATAACAATCAATGTATAAACCAGTTGTTAATCCTGCCACTGTTGAATCTAAATGTAAGATTGTACCACTTGTCAATCCGTCAGCGTTGATCTCAACTACATTTCCTGTAGTTACAGAATCAGCTGTGATTGATAAAGCTGCTTCGTTTGCTGTGTTTACAATAACAGCACTACCTTCTGAGATAGTTAAATCACCAGATGTGATAGTTGCATCTCCAGCAGTAAGTGTAAGTACATCTGTACCACTTGCTGTACCAGCGATAACCGTAGCACCATCAATAGCTATTGTTAGTACAGAAGCTGCACCATCGTAACAATCAATGAATTTACCTGTTGTGACTCCAGCTGAAGTTGAGTCTAAATGTAAAATATTACCACTTGTAAGACCATCTGCATTGATATCTACTACATTACCAGTACTTACAGCATCAGCCACTACAACGACTACACCACTTGCTGTGGTTGCAGTTGCGTTTGTAACAGTCAATGAAGCTGCATTATCAGCATCAGTAATCTTTACAGCACCATCACTAATCTCTACGTCGCCTGCTGTGATTGTGAAAGCATCAGACCCACCTGCTGCTGGTCCAGTTAGAACAGTTACACCATATTCACCGATTGTGAACGCTGCACCTGCTAAATCCTGTGACCAAGCTCTTAAAAAGAACCCACCAGCCATGTTTGTTTCGTCAGCAGATAAATGTAGTAATGCACCAGTAGTCAAAGACTCTGATCTAAATACCACCATTCCTGCATCACTAGCGTTTCCGTAAGTTGTAGTTGTATCATTTGTAACTCTTAAAGAAG